GACTTAGACAGCCTGGTTGCTGAATTAGAAGATGCAATTGCAGCTTTTGACGGTGGCGCAGGTAGAAACACAGGCGGCGAAGGCGATGAAGAGCCAAAAGAACAATATGCGTTCGAAGACGAAACTCTAGTGCGTGAGTATGTAGAGAAAGTTGGCGAAGCATACAAGGGTGGTAAGGCTGCTGGAACAAGTGAGTCCGGTGGAACTAACGCAAAAAGCATCGTAGCCAAGAAGAATGACATGGGCGGTGTTGCAGCAATGGCCAAAGGTGGCGAAGGTGGCGGTAACAAAACTAGCCTACCAGGACACTCAAATGCCAAGACTGACAACGGCGGTAACGTAAATGTTCCCGGCGGAAAAGCTGGTGTAAAACACTTAAAAACTGTTCCAGCAGGTCACGGTGCAGAGAAGAAAGGCAGTGGCGACACTGCAACAAATAAGAAAAGCATAATTGGATCTAGATAATGCAATTGCTCCGTGAAAATCTTTCGTTTACTCAAGCTGGAATTGTCTTAGAATCTGATGACAATGACGGTAAGAATCTGTTCATGAAAGGTATTTGCATACAGGGCGGAATTAAAAACGCCAACCAGAGAGTATATCCTGTTGATGAGATTGGCAAGGCTGTTAAGACTCTGAACGATCAGATTTCTAATGGTTATTCTGTATGCGGAGAAGTTGATCATCCTGATGATCTAAAAATTAACCTGGACCGTGTGTCACATATGATTACAAGCATGTGGATGGACGGTCCAAATGGTTATGGAAAAATGAAAATATTACCCACACCTATGGGACAACTGGTTAAAACTATGTTAGAAGCAGGAGTTAAGTTAGGTGTGAGTTCAAGAGGTTCTGGAAACGTCCGAGATGACGGTTCTGGTCATGTTAGCGACTTTGAAATCATTACGGTGGATATAGTCGCACAACCCAGTGCTCCAGGAGCGTATCCTACACCAATCTATGAACACATCATGAATTCTCGTGGTGGGTTGAGTAGCCTTCGTATAGCGAAGGAGGTGCAGGGCGACCCTAAAGCACAGAAGTATCTCAAGGAAAGCCTATTACGCATAATAGGCGGACTCCAATAACAGGAGGATCACATGTTGGATTCGTTAAAAACGTTGTTTGAAAATAATGTGATTTCTGAGGAGATGAGAGCAGAAATTGAACAAGCATGGGAAAGCAGAGTTGTTGAAAACCGTAAAGAAGTTAATCAACAACTACGCGAAGAGTTTGCCCAGCGATATGAGCATGACAAACAAGTCATGGTTGAAGCGTTGGACAAGATGATCGCAGATCATCTTGAAGTTGAAATCCGTGAGTTTAAAGAAGACAAGGCACAATTAGCAGAAGCGAAAGCAAAGTATGCTAAGAAAATGAAAGATGATAGCAGCAAAATGAAAGAGTTTGTTGTCCATCAATTAGCCAAAGAAATCTCAGAACTACACGAAGATCAAAAGCAGACTGCTGATAAATTCGGCAAACTTGAACAATTTGTAATTGATGCTCTATCTGAAGAAATTGCAGAATTTTATGCAGACAAACAAGATTTAGCTGAAACAAAAGTTAAGCTAGTTAGAGAAGGCAAGGAACAAATTTCTAAGTTAAAAGAGAAATTTGTAAAACGTGCAGCAAGCATGGTAGAGACTATGGTAAGCGAAAGCCTATCAAAAGAAATTACCCAACTCAAAGAGGATATCGAGAGTGCTCGTCGCAACGATTTTGGCCGTAAGTTATTCGAAGCGTATGCTTCTGAATATCAAGCAAGTTACCTAAACGAGAAGTCTGAAACTTCAAAATTACTCAAGGTCATAGACCTGAAAGACTTAGCTATTACTGAAGCAAAAACTGCGGTAGTAGAAAAACAAAAAGTCTTAGAAAGTAAAGAATCAGAAATCAAACGTTTACAAGATGCTGTGCAGAGACAAGGCATTGTTACTGAACTTCTTGCTCCATTGAGCAAAGATCAGAAAGCAATAATGTCTGAGCTGTTAGAAAGTGTGCAAACACTAAAACTTCAAACAAGTTTTGAAAAATATCTACCCGCTGTCATTGCTGGCGAAGCAAAACCACAACAAAAACAGGCACTGGTAGAGGCAAAAGAAATCACTGGAAACAAAGTTTCCAATACCAAAAGTAGTGGCGAGTATGATTCTAATGTTAGAGACATTAGACGACTTGCCGGAATTTAATTTAAGTTAAGGAGAAATCTAAATGTCAGATCTACTAAATGGTCGTTGGCAGGAGACTAAAGAGGCACTATTGGAAGGCCTAAACGGCACCCGTAGAAGTTCGATGTCTGTAACTCTAGAAAATACTCGCAAGTATTTGGCTGAGTCAGCGTCAGCAGGTGCCACCTCTGCCGGTAATGTCGCAACACTAAACCGTGTGATACTACCAGTTATTCGTCGTGTCATGCCAACCGTTATCGCTAACGAGTTGGTTGGTGTTCAGCCAATGACAGGTCCAGTCGGACAAATTCACACTTTACGTGTGCGTTACTCAGACACATCAGCTAACGCTGGTGTTCTAGCAGGTGAAGAGGCTCTAAGCCCATTCAAAATTGCTGCTAGTTATTCTGGTAACGAAACAGCAGCCACACCCAAAGCAGGTAGCACAGCTACTTTAGAAGGTGCAGCTGGTAAGCGTATGAGCATCCAGATCCTAAAGCAAGTAGTTGAGGCTAAAACCCGTAAACTATCAGCTCGTTGGACATTTGAAGCTGCCCAAGATGCACAAGCCCAACAAGGCATTGACATCGAAGCAGAAATCATGGCCGCTCTAGCACAAGAAATTACTGCTGAAATCGACCAAGAGATCCTAGGATCTTTACGTTCATTAGCAGGCACAGCCGTTGAAACATACAACCAAGCTGCTGTATCAGGAACTGCTACATTCGTTGGTGACGAACACGCTGCTTTAGCTGTTCAAATCAACCGTGCAGCTAATTTGATTGCACAAAGAACACGTCGTGGTGCTGGTAACTACGCTGTTGTAAGCCCATTAGCATTGACAATTCTTCAAAGTGCTACAACTTCTGCGTTCGCAAGAACAACAGAAGGCACTTTCGAAGCTCCTACAAACACTAAGTTTGTTGGAACATTGAACAGCGCAATGCGTGTTTACGTTGACAGCTATGCTAGCGACGCTACAGGTGTTCTAATTGGTTATAAAGGTTCTAGCGAATCTGATGCACCAGCATTCTACTGCCCATACATTCCATTGATGAGCAGTGGTGTTGTTCTTGACCCGTCAACATTCGAACCAGTCGTATCATTCATGACACGTTATGGTTACGTTGAATTGACAAACACAGCATCATCTCTTGGTAATGCTGCTGATTACTTGGCCAACGTTGCTATCACTAGCGCAAACGTTAAGTTCAGCTAATCAAATCTTTTTAAAAAGATACAAAAGCGGATGGCAACATCCGCTTTTTTTATGACTTGCTATTTCTTAAATGGCTAAATATTATGTCTAAAATGATGTCTTGTTAAAATAATAAGACTTATGCAGAATCCCTCTGCGTAGACCTAGAACGTCATATTTAAGGAGAAACAAATGGGACGTCCATTAAGAAAAGATGTAAGGGGAACTGATGTTATCAATACCCCAGTCAGCGACACAGGTGTTACAGTTAGATTCCATGATGGTTCATCATTAAGAAGTGATGGTATCATTATCAAACAACGTGGTTCTAAAACATACGTAGTAGCCCGAGTAGGCACGCCAACAACAACATTTACCTGCACACTGGTCAGTGGCACCCCAAGTGCTCTTGGCGAATTAAGCATTAGAGGTTCTACAACAGGTCTACTAGATGACGGTTTAATTTCTATTGCCAAACTTACAAAACGTGTGGCCACTGACTTCAGCGGTAATCGTTACACATGGTATTTAGAAAGCGATTCATCCGCAGACTATATTGTTTTAACAGCAATTTAATTTAGGATTCTGAAATGAAGATTATCCAGGTTAGGGATAGTGATTATAAACTACAGGTTCAAAACGGCGGTCAGATTGTATTAGACACTGGCAATGGAATTGGACAAGTTTATATCACTGGTGATTTATATGTTAATGGTCTTACAACAACTATTAACTCTACCACCCTAACGGTGGATGACAACATTATTATTATTAACAAAGGTGATCCGGGACCAGGAGTCACTTTAACTCAATCTGGTATACAGATTGAAAGACAAAACACTGCATCTTTTGCCAGCCCAGCAGATAACGTTCAAGGGGATGTGTTAGTAGTATTCAATGAAGCTAGTCAACATATTAATCCTACAACTTTGGTATCAATGTATGGAACATTTGATTTTAAAACTCAAAGTGGAACATTAGTTGGTATTAGAACTAACAGTATCATGACTGGTGGATCTAATTTGATAATGATTGGATCTGGTAATGGAGTATTAAGTGTTCAAGGGACAACTAACTACGAAACAAATGTATTAGATTATAGTAATCCGTTGTTGCCTTCAATCAACGATGATTACATCCCTAACATGAAAGCTGTAGCTGACTTCGTGGCAGCATCATTCATCGGAGTGCTACAACCTGGTATTGCTGATTTAAATACCAGTGTATATACACGAGACCAAAGTAATTTAAATAGTCCACTGCCCAGTGAAATCGAATTTACAGTCGACGGCAGTGTTATTGGTAAAGTTGTTGCAGCCGGATTAGAAATTGGCAATTTGGAGTTAGGCGGGGATACTATTACAAACAATAGTATTAGCAATTTAACCATTGCTAGTAATACTGGCGAAATTGATGTAGATGCAGTATTAAGTTTATTGGATCAGACAGACCCCACAGTAACTCCCGGCGCATGTAAAATATACACAAAAAACACAGTAGGCAGCGGAGACACGGGCATCTACTATGTAAATACAAAAGTTGATTATGACGGTTCTACTGTTGTAACACTGCAAGATGAATTGATATCAAAAAACCGTGCATTACTTTTTAGTATGATATTTTAAGGATAGAAAATGGCTGTTCAAAGTTTAGCAATTACAAATGCAGGTAGCAATTTGTTCTCATCAATAGGCAACAATGCTGTTACTACTATTATGGTATGTAACAAAGTTCCATTTGATCCATTAGACCCTACAGCAGATTTAAACTACCTATACCTATATGTGGTCAACAACAACGATCCTGTAAGCGATAATTTAAATTTAGTGGTAAACAAATTGCCAGTTCCTGCAGGAGAAACTGTGACATTTGATTCAGAAAAAATAATTTTAGGCAACGGTGATAGAATTTTTGTTAAATCAGTTCACATTAATTCACCGTCTACCACTACTGAAAATTTAGTAGCAACTATTAGCACATTGAGTTTATAATGCGATATTTACAACGTCAACTGTTAAATAATCGACAAGTTGTTGATTACGGAATTGCCGTTGGCATTGCCGGCGATGTTGTAATGAATTCAACAAACAACCTGCTATTGCCCAAGGGCACCACTGCTGAACGACCTGTAGCACCCACAGACGGAATGATTAGATATAATACTACTTCTTCTGAAGTAGAACTTCGTCAAGGCAGTGTGTGGCGTGCCTTACGTTTTAAAGAATCTTCAGGTATTACACTACAACTCCTTGGCTACGGTGACGGATCTACTACTTTATTTGGACCGCTAAATCCAACTCCTCCAACAGTCATTGAGTTTGGAGCAACATGGGGCGGACAGAATTTAATAGTGTTAGTTGAAAACGTTATTCAAATTTTTAACACTAACTATACAATCGCACAAAATCCCGGAGGAGCCTATGTCGACGGGTATTATATACAATTTACTGGACCTTCTATTCCAAACAAAGCTATAAATGTCTTGCATGGATTTGATCGTTAAACAAGGATAAGAAATGGCATTGGTATTAAAAGACAGAGTTAAAGAAACTACAACTACAATTGGAACTGGTAACTTTCAGTTGCAAGGTGCCGCTTCTGGATTTAGACCATTCAATGATATTGGTGACAGTAACTTTACATACTATGCAGTGATCACAGAAGCAGCCATTGGCGAATACGAAGTTGGCTACGGACAGTTTAACTTGACCACACAACAGATTACTAGAAGTATTATTATATCTAGTAGCAACAACAACAACATTGTTAACTTCAGCGTGGGCATTAAAGAAATATTCTGCACATATCCCGGATCAAAGAGTGTTTTCCAACTACCGTCTGGCATTGTAGACTTACCAGTTGGCAGCACAGTTAACGGAAGTTTAATTGGCGGCATTGGCCCGACTGGACCAGTGGGACCTACAGGTGCGTTTGGCGGTCCAACCGGACCAACAGGTGTGCAAGGTGACAAGGGCGGACTGCGATATACTTTTAGCACTGATGTGGCAATGGTCAACCCAGGGAATGGACTTGTGCGATTTAACAGTGCCGCAGTAGCCAGTGTTACAAGGATTGCTATCAGTGCCAACACCTACGAAGGTGCAAATCTTTTAAATTATTTTCTATCTTGGGATGATGGCCAACCCGCTGTCAAAGGTCAAATAATATTCAAAAGTAACACAGACGTTGACGCAACTTATGTTGTGTTTAGTCTTACATCTGTTATTGATAATACAAGTTGGGTAGAGTTAGTTGTAACACATTTAGCAGGAACACTGCCCTCAGATTTAGAATTTTTAGTCACAGAATTCAGTAGAACCGGTGATATTGGTCCCACAGGACCTACAGGACCCGATGGTAGACAAGTAGCTCGTCCATCAGTGTTCCAATGGGCATTGACAACCCCGGCTATATCTGGAGCATCTACGTATACATGGGCTGGCGGAACTTATGCAGCTCCGGCTGGATGGGCAACTACTATTACTTCAGCACCAAGTGAAGGATATATTCTTTATACTGCAACCGCTGTAGTAACTGACGTATATTCGGCAACTACCACTGCTTTTAATTGGACCGGTGCATACATTGTAACATCTGGTTATGCAGGAACAATTGGACCTACAGGACCTACTGGCCCCACAGGACCTACTGGACCGCAAGGCGATAAAGCTGGATTAAGATATAACTTTAGCACTACTACTGCCATGGCTGATCCAGGTAGTGGACAAGTAAGATATAACAATGCCTCAGTGGGCAGTGTTACCGCAATTGCCATAGACGATGTAACATATGACGGCACCAACGTTGAAAGTTATTTGTTAACCTGGGACGACGGCACAGCAAGTCCAAAAGGGTATCTCTATTTTAAGAGTAATTTGAATTCCACAGCAACAGGAACTATATTTGCTGTTACTGGCCTTACCAACAATGTTGGCTGGGTAGAATTAGCAGTAACTTACGTAAGCGGAACATTACCATCAGGTAGCCAACAGTTAGTTGTAGACTTTAATAAAACTGGTGACACCGGGCCTAGTATTGCTACCGGTGTTGCGGGTGGTAGCGCAGGAACAGTGTTATTTCAAAGTGCATTAGACACAACAACCACTGATGCAGATTTTACATTTGTAGCAGCAAGTAATACATTAGTTGTTAATTCTGTAGATGTGGGCCGAGGCGGAGCAGGAGATGACACCAATACAGCCATTGGAAAAAGTTCGTTGGCAGTTAATACTGTTACTGGCGTAAGAAATACTGCTGTTGGTTCGCTATCTTTAGATGCTAATTCCACCGGAACTGACAATACCGTAATAGGATACAATGCTGGCGGAGCCATCGTAGCAGGACTTAACAATTCAGTGTTAGGTTCTAACGCATATCCCTTAGGAACTGGTTCAAACAACGTTGCAATAGGCCCAGCAACATTGACTACGTTAACTGGCGGCGATCAAAATATTGCCATTGGTGACAGCGCATTATTCACTATTGGCAACGGAAGTAATCAAAATATTGCCATTGGATACTTAGCAGGCTATGACTTAACCGGCAATGTTGATGGTAATGTTTTAATTGGCGGCTTTGCGGGCAATGCTGGCGGACTTGATATTTCTACATCCAGCAACACTGTTACTATTTCTACTGGTGCTGGCACACCGAGACTACATTACACTGCCAACGGAAACTTTGTAACCAAAATCCATACTGCTTCAACAACTCTATGGGCTAACAATTTCTTAGAAATATTTGCAACTTCAAATACTAGTTTGACATTTAGATACAGAGGTAGTGACGGAACTACTCGCTCGGCATCAATAACACTGAGTTAACCCAAGACCGAACAATATACTAGCTCAAATAAATAGTATATGTTCGGTTTTTCACCTTTAAGTTCGTTTCCCCTTTCCACTCCGTCTAGAATAGAAGACAATGTTCGATACGGCCCAACAGGCACGGGCGTTGGCAAAATATCGGGCCCATTACTGGGACCTAATTTAGAACGTAGCGGCATTGATTTCAGCGTTGACACAGACTTATTATATCTAAACGTCAACGATCAACGTGTGGGGTTTAGCACGGATGTTCCCGACGCAACGTTATCAATCAATAATAATTTTGTTGCTGATGATATGATCATTGATGACATTGGCAATATTGGAGACTTGCAATACATAGGATCTGGACTAAACGAAATTAGAAGTTTCTTTGGTAATATTAATATTTTACCCGCAGGACCTGATCCAGTTATACATGCCACTGCTTGGGGCAGTCAAAATGTTGTCTTTGACGACAACATAATTCGCAGCACAGACAGTAACGAGTCAATTGAATTTTATGTAGACCCCAGCAGAAAAGTCAACATACATTCAAATGTATTTGCCACTGGTGGTGTGCATGCCACTGGTAATGTTACATTTGACGGAAATATACAATTTGGTAACGATGATGGGGATAATGTTGCATTCCTTGGTGAATTAAATACCAGCATTGTTCCAGACGCAGCTATTACCTACAATCTTGGCAGCTCTGTTAAAAAATGGGGAACTACTTTTGTCTATCTGTGGAATGATGCAATAATCAACGCCACTGAAATTGAATCAGGCGGCGTAGGATTTGGAGCAAGACAAGGTAATATTTGGTATGTGGCCAAAGGTGGTAATGACACCAACGTAGGTGATCATCCTAATGGTCCTTTCTTGACTGTGGGCGAAGCTATTAATCACGCTACGGCCGGCGACACAATTTTTATCTATCCTGGCGAATACGAAGAAGCACTGCCATTAACAGTGCCAGTGGGCGTTACCGTTCGTGGCACAGATCTCCGCAGTGTAATAATTAAACCTGACAGTAACACAGCTGAAGATGTATTTTTGCTCAATGGTGAAACAACCGCTGAAGATATCACAATTAAAGATTTTCATTTTGATGCATTAAACAATCGAGGTTATGCATTTAAATTTGCTCCGGGAATGACAGTTACTAGTCGCAGTCCTTATATTCGTAACATATCAGTGATTACTACAGGAACAGTTACAAGTCCAGCAGATCCTAGAGGCTATGATACTGGAGATGCTGGTCGAGGCGCATACATAGATGGTGCAGTGGCCAATGCTGCCAGTAAAGAAGCATCAATGTTGTTTCACAGTGTGACATTTATTACACCTGGCGCTTATTCAGTTATAATGACCAACGGTGTTCGAGTTGAATGGTTAAATTCATTTATATATTTTGCATCAGCTGGAATAAAAGCTGTGTCGGGCACTGCCGGATTTGCTGGAGACGGCAAAACAAGACTGCGTGTATACGGTATGAGCGCATCTACAGTGTTTGCCGGCGATACGGTCACACTGCGAGACAGCGGCAGCACACTAGTAACAGCAACAATAGAAAGCATTACCTATGACATGCCAACCGCATACATTGTCATAGATGGAAAAATTGAAGGATGGGAAACGTCGAGTCCTCCGCCAGACAGCAGTGTGCAACAAGATATAGAGTTCAGCGGCGGACAAACTGCCACACATATTGTCACAGCTGACTACAGCGACTTTGGTGCAGAGATGAGAGCCATTGGTTCAGCTAATGTGTATGGTGGCTATGGTGTTATTGCTGACGGTGTTGGCACGCTGATGTATCTGATTAATCACAATTTTGGATACATTGGCTCTGAAAAATTATTCAGCAACGATGCTATAGACACAGTTCAGGCCAACGAAGTAGTAACATACAATGACGGCCAAATCTATTACCAAAGCCAAGATCATAAAGGTGATTTTAGAGTTGGTGACGTTATCAATATCGAAGCAGACACTGGTAATATATTCTTAAACTTTACATTTGCAGAGTTTAGTGCAGGCAGTAGTTTAGTGTTTTCTGCCAACGGCACTACTACTATCATAGATGCGACTCAGTTACAAACTGGTGTTCTGCGAATTATTAACAATGGCATTAATAACATCGAAACTGGCGGCACAGTGGCTGCTAGATCAGTTAATCTTACACCGGGAAACACAGGCAAAATAGATATTCTACACTACACTGCCTTAGAACTATCTAAAGGTGATGATGCTAGTTTAACGTTGAGCACCTTAGGCGAAATTAGATTTAACAATAGCTACAATGACTTTGAAGGATTTAGCAGTCAGGGCAAAAATAACCTATACAGTATTTGGGACAAAGATCGTAACACATATATTACACCCGAACTAACTCCGGGCACTAACGATGACACATTGAGATTTGTTGCTAACAGCGTGTTACAATCATACATTAACAGCACTGGAATCTACAGCAACAGAATGACTGTTAGTTCGCTGACCATTGACGGTAGCACTATCAGCAGTAACGAAAGCAGCAGCGACATTGAACTAATTGCCAATGCCTACGGAGTAGTGGACATAGATAATTTACAATTCTATGACGGAAAAATTGAAGTTGATACCTTTGGCACTAATTTAGTAATCAACGGAAACGCTGGCTTTGGCTATGTAAAATTTGGTGGACAAGGTGCTGTGATACCTACAGGTAATACTGCAAACAGACCCTTAGTTGTTGAGCAAGGTATGATTAGATTCAACACTGATACCCCAGAATTAGAAGTATATACCGGAGATCCACTACTTGGATCCAGCGGTTGGATACCGGCTGCTGGCGTTATAGACGTGGTTGTTACACAAGAAATTATGGACGAGTTTACAACTATATGGGGCCTAACCTTAGGCTAACCACGGATAAATATTGGATAACGGATAAAAGAACATGGCTGTAGGAAAAATTACCGGTGAAATGCTACAAAACAATCTCGTAAGAAACGGGATAAATCTAGCGTTTGAAACTGATTTATTATTTTTAGACGTCAATAACGGACGAGTTGGTATCAAAACCAGTGCGCCTACGCATCCTTTGCATGTGGTAGGAACAGCAAGAACACAAAACGTTGACGTTTCTAATTCAGTGACTGTTGGTGATTTTACACTCAGCGGCAGCACCATTGCCAGCACTACGGGCAGTATCTTTTTTAATCTTGCAGGTGCAGGTGCAGCAGTTTACAACAGTCGACTACTAGTAGACGATTTTGAAATCACAGACAATGAATTACGTATCACTGATACTAATAAAGATTTAGAGATTCGCCCCAACGGCACTGGTGAATTAAAAATATACGGCGATACAGAAGTATTTGGTAATCTACATGCCACAGGAACTATTACAGCTGATGGAAATTTACAATTAGGCAATGATGCTGCCGACAATATTACTTTTGTAGGCGAAGTTAACAGCAACATTATACCCGACGCTGACAACACTTACAATTTAGGTAGTGCAAGTCGTCGGTGGACTAACATTTATTCAAATGTAATAAACGCCGATGTTGTTGTATCCAACACTCTTATTGTTGACGGCGTGGATGTGGTAACACCTCAAGGTAATATTATCTACGTAAGTGCCAACGGTGATAACGATAGAAGTGGAACTCACCAAAACGATACATATGCCACAGTTGAAAAAGCATTGAGTGTAGCTGTTGCCGGTGACACTGTTTACATCTATCCAGGTGTATATGATGAGTTATTACCGCTGACTGTGCCGGTAGGGGTAACAGTTAAAGGAGTTGGACTTCGTTCGGTGACCATCCGTCCAGATACTGCCAGCACCGATCAAGACGTATTCTTACTCAACGGTGAATCAACAATTGAAGATATTTCAATCAGTGGATTCCAATACAACAGTGGAACTAACACTGGACACGCTTTTAGATTCGCTACTGGGATGACAGTTACATCTCGCAGTCCCTACATTCGCAACGTATCAGTGATTACTACAGGAACTGTTACCAGCGGTGCCGACCCTAGGGGATATTTGACAGGTGATGCAGGTCGCGGTGCATACATCGACGGGTCAGTGGTCAATGCAGCCAGTAACGAAGCCAGTATGTTATTTCACAGTGTGACATTTATATGTCCAGGTGTTGATGCTATTACAATGACCAACGGTGTTAGAGTTGAGTGGCTTAACAGCTTTACATACTTTGCAACTAAAAGTATGTATAGCGTTTCTGGCAGCGCAGGTTTTGCGGGAAATGGAAAAACAAGACTGCGTATTCCTTCAGTAACCGGCACATGGAACGTTGGTAATACTATCAGCTACTATGACACAGATGGTGTAACTTTATTAGCCAGTGGTGTCATAGAAAGTATCAGTGGCAACTATTATATCATAGACGGAAAACAAAGCGGTTTTGAAACTATCACAGACCGTTTGGGAAAAACAGTCAGTGCAGGCGGCAATGCACAGCACAGCACATCGCAATTTAAATTTGGCACAGCTAGTTTCTTACTAGACGGAACTGGTGACTATGTCAGCTCCCCAACATCAACTGATTTTGAATTTGGCACAGGCGATTTCTGTATAGAAATGTTTGTTAGAAGAAGTAGAACTGGCATACTAGAAACGTTTGCTGACATGCGAAACGTTGCGGGAGAAGTAGTTCCCACTATGTATGTTGATGCAACAGGATATTTAAACTACTACACCGACGGCGCAGTTAGAATTACTGGAGCAACTAGTATGGTTGCCAATGTATGGTATCATGTTGCTGTGGCCAGAGTCAGCGGTAACACTAGATTGTTTTTAAACGGCACCCAACAAGGCAGCACCTATGTGGACAGTAACACTTATTTGGCAAGACCTGTGAAATTTGGTGCTAGAAACTATGACAATCTTCAAGCATTTCAAGGATACCTTGACGAGATTAGAGTTACCAAAGACATAGGCCGTTATCCTAGTGCATTTACACCCACAACTACAGCATTTGAAGGTGATAACAACACAGTATTGTTACTACATGCTGATGGTCCTAATACCGGCGTAACTTTTATAGACGATGGTGTAACACTGCAAGATCTTAGAACCAGTGCAGGCGGCACCGCAAACATAATTGAAACAGCAGACTACAGCGACTTCGGTGCAGAAGTTCGTTCAATTGGCAGTGCATCAGTATATGGCGAATACGGTGCATATGGCGACGGAGAAGGTGTCCTCATGTATATGATTGGACATAACTTTGCCTACATTGGAGTTGAACAACTAGTCAACAACGATGCAGCTGATGCGATCCAAGCCAATGAAGTTGTCATACTGAATAGCGCAGATATACACTACAACAGTGTAGACCATAAAGGCGATTTCCGTGTTGGAGAGTATTTTAAAGTAGATCAACAAAACGGAACGATCACATTTAGCAATGTGTCTACAAATATTTCCAGTCCAGAAGGTCTAACATTTACTGACGGCACTAATACTACAATTATTAACTCAGCTGAAGTTATTACTGGCAATTTAAGAATTGCTGGCAATTCTATTACGGCAACCAATACCAACGGTAACATTGAATTAACGCCCAACGGCACTGGTGTAGTTAAAGTTAACGGCACACAAAGTTTATTGATACCTGTAGGATCAAACGCACAACGTCCAACAGCTGCCACAGGACAAATGCGTTACAACACTGACCTAGGTAGATTTGAAGGATACAACGGCACAGTTTGGACACAGCTAGGTGGCATCAGCGACGTAGATCAAAACACATATATCTTACCAGAGTCAGCACCCAACGCCAACGACAACTTAATGACATTTGTTGCTGGCGGAGTTAGTGTTGCCACACTGTCGTCGACAACATTTACAGTTAATCAAGTTGATGTAGACAACATTAGACTCAGTGGTAATGCTATTACAGCAACCAACAGCGATGGAGACATTGTGCTATCTCCAAATGGCGTAGGTGCAGTGGTAATAGATAATTTAAGATTTAGCGGCAACTCTATTACAAACTCAGTAGCCGGTGCAATTACAGATTTTGCAGTAACCGGCGATGGATATATTAGAATTCCAGGAACAAATGGTTTAGTTATTCCCAGCGGAGATTCTGCGAATCGTCCTCCTAGTGTAGAAACTGGATTGATGAGATATAACTCTGATCTACAACTTGTAGAAATTTGGGACGGATTTAGTTGGGTTAGCACCGCAGGAGCTGCCGCTGGTATTACAGCGTCAACCGCAACTGATATCGCTATTGCGGCAGCATTAATGTTAGGATAAAAAAATGGCAACGTATTTTAGAACACAAGTAGCAAAGAATTTAGGAACAACTCCGTTAGACGTAATCGGCACAGTAGACAACAATAGATTTACTGTAGTTGGTTGTAATCTAGCCAACACCATTGACGAAGATGTCATTGTAGATGTATTTGTGGTAGACAGTTCCAGCACAGCGGCATATTATATTAAGGGATTGATTATTCCCCCATATACATCTGCCAAAGTTATCACCAACGGTGAAAAATTAATCTTAGAACCTAATACGTTTTTAAGATTAGTTAGTGATACAGCTGACAGCGTTGACGCTGTGGTAAGTTATGTAGAGATAGTATAAGGAGCAAATAATGAGTAATTACTTTTTTGGAAGAGAAACAAGTGAAATCCTGGGAGGTGCTCCTAAGTATTTTTATGGTTTAAAAAGATCTGATGATGGCGAGTTAACATTTACACGAGTAAATCAGTTGAGTCGCAACGACGTTATAGAAATCAATGAACCAGGCGACATTGCAGAAAACTTTGAAGACTTTGAAATTGGCATTGACTTTTTTGAAGGACGTGATGTTAATCATAACATTGTTTTTGATAACTTGTTGTATGAGCAATATCGCTGGGACGATCGCAGTATATATTATTACATCGATGCAACTGGCCAGTTAGTAGCCAGAATAAATACAAAATACGACTATCCAAGCGGAATACAATCATAAAGAGAATAAAAAATGGCTGATTTTAAAATTGCTAAAATTAGATTTACCTGGAAGGGTAACTGGGCAACGGCATTTGCATATGTCAAAGACGACATAGTAAGATACGGTGCTAAAACTTATGTGTGTATGGTTACACATACAAGTAGTGCTAACTTCTATACAGATCTTAACAATGCTACCACTCGTTGGAACGAGATGATAGATGGCTATGAGTGGACCGCAGATTGGAGCCCAACTACTTTTTACCAAGTAAACGATCTAGCAAAATACGGCGGCATATTATATCGTTGCACCACAAGCCACACTTCTGGATCTACATTAGAAGCAGGCATTGCTAACTGGACTATACATGTCAGCACAGAAGATTGGTTAAACACATGGACTGCTACAACTTTTTACAATGTCAACGATGTTGTTCGTTGGGGTGCTGTTGTTTACAGATGTAATACTGCTCACACATCAGCTTCATTTACATCAACTCCTTTAGTTCCTGCAACTGATTATCTAGGATTAGAGAACGATTTAGCAAAGTGGACTGTAATTCACAGTGGAACAGATTGGAAGGGAATCTACTCTGCAAATCAAAGATATAAACTTGGCGACATTGTTAGATATAATTCCAGTATTTGGTATTGCAATATAGCCCACCGTTCTGAAGACACAATAAATCAGACAAACTTTACACTATGGCTGCCTGGCCTTACATGGGAAGATGAATGGCAATTGCTACCTACATACACTCCTGGAGACATTGTCAGCCATGGTGGATATGTTTATCGTGCAATTACTGTCAACAGTGCCCTAGTTCCTCCTGCTAATCCTGGCGATTGGCAACTGGTTGCGGAACAATACAGAGATCAGGGTGGTTGGGTCGCAACACCAACAACATACAAAGTTGGCGATATGGTTCGTTGGGCTGGCGGCACATATGTTGCCATTGCTGACAATCTTGGTATAGAACCTCCAAATGCCGCCTACTGGCGCATAGCAATATACACTGACCATTTTAGAGGAATGTGGACTGAATATGATTCGGTTACTGATCCCTATAATTATTTGGTAGGTGACATTGTTAGTTTCCAAAGCAACACTTATATCTGTGTAGAAAAACACAATGCAAGTGCAGGTAATAGACCCGATGAGGACTTCCAAGGAATCTATTGGCAACCATATGTGCTAGGCTCACCAACTAATATATTAAAAATATTAGGTGATATGAAAACCTACGGAGTTACCGAAGATGGCAGCTCTATTGGAATAACTAGACGAGCTATTGGCAATAATTCTGAACTACTGAAAGCAACTATAGATGATGAAGCA